TAAACTTCTAATTTTAGAAGCGTCCAGTCTTGCTTTTAATTGTTCTTTGTCTATCATAAATTCTTATCCTCTATTTCCCATATTTTATGGAATGCGTCAACTTTGGTCGCAACAACTTCTGTTAAATAATTATCTTTTGTAAACAGATGTACAACTTTTGTCATTATCCATTGACCTAAAAATCTATCATTAAAAGCGTTTCTTTCACCGTTTGAACCTGCACTATCGATGAAAATAAACCTACCCGGTGATCTAATGGTCAATCCATTAGAAACAAATGATATTGCCTGATTTAAAAACAATAAATTTTTCATCATTTCTATTTGTGGCAAATTATTTGGTACAAATGTCCTATATGCAAATGCAGGTTTTGTTGCTATTCCCTTTTGTTTTGTTTGATTCAAATTTGCCAATATGTGAGCATCTCTGTTAACCTGAAATGAATATAAATTATCTTTTGCGGCATCTGTAAATTTATCAATTGCACTTTTTGCCGTATTATTCTCCGATATTATGTTAAATGTACCATTATTAAAATTGTAATAATGTAATGGTCTATTGACAATTTTCATATCATCCAAACTCACCATCGGTGAAAATTTATATGATCTTATTCTGGATGCAATACCAGAAGTAAAATTTTGAGCCACATAGTTTTCTATATCCTCACCGTATAATGGTGCTCTTGGATGATATGGTTTTTTTGAAATGATACCATCTTCAATAAATAATCTTTCTACTTGTTCTGATTTAGATTTAGATAATAATGTTTTTAATGATATTAATTCCCATTCTTTATTTTTTTTATTTGTTGATCCAGTACTTCCACCTTCTATATAATCACCAGAGTTTCTTCCAAACCTTAAAAACACCGGATAACCCTCACTAGAACATGCATTTTGCATAACATAATCCAAATCATCTAATACATTTGAACTAGCAGGAGAGGTGTAAAATATATGATTGTTGTTTTTTGGATTGTTATCAACATAACCATTATCCCAATCCAAACTATATCTATTTAATGGTATATTTGGTTTATCTATGGTTCCACCACCTTCGGTAAATCCAATATTAACAACTTTTCCTCTTTCATTTTCATATTTTGGATCTATTAAAGAAGCAGTATCTATTATAGATTTAATTGCTATATTAGCAGGAATAGAACTTTGAAAATCATCCAATTCCCAAGGTTCCATATCTCTTAGATATCTCATTTGTGGATAATCCGAAATATATGAATTCAATCCTTGTAATCTAGTTGACCATTCTATATTTCTTTCCAAGAAAAATTGATACCTCTCATCCCAAAAATAATATTTTCTTAATTTATCATGATTATTGCCCACTGGCATATCTTCTATATCATAAATAACACAATCGAATGACATTTCCCACTGTTCTTTTGGTAAAGAATTTGGTTCACTGAAAGTATTATATGAATTTTTTGTATTTGGAACCGGATATATTTTAAATGATATTTTATTTCTTCCATCTCCTCTAAAAACATAACGAGGATCTACATTTTTAGAATCGGAGTACAATAATTCTTGATTGCTTTCTGTTATCGATCCTCTGGATATAGTTTCGTGTTTATCATCAAAGACAATCCATCCTTTAACATTCCAATCACTCAAAGATTCTTCGAATGCCAAAGAATGTACCAATAAAAATGGAACAGCTACTGGTTTTTGATCTTCCAGTTGATTATACATATATATTTCAATATAATATAATTGATCTCTTATCTGATGTATAAAACCAGCTTTTTTAGAATCATTAACCAAAGATTCCATTGGAGATATAACGTTTTCCGGTTGTGGTAAATTTGCTTTCTGTCTTTCTATATCAACTGCTTGAGCAATTTCGGGAGATGGTTCTAATGGTTGGAAACCTTGATTTAATTCCATAATTAACAACTCTCCTCATCTACGTTTTTTAATAATTCCACATTCAATTGATTGAATGCGAAAGAAGCAGTACAAGATATTTCACTTGGATCTTGGTGTGAAAAATTTATTTCCGATAAAGAAACCGGAAAAACATGATTGTATTTAAATGCTACTATTTTTTTGTTGTATTCATCCAATGCATATATAGTAAATTTCGATACTAATTCTGTCATAGGATTTTCCAATTTTGGTTTTTTACTAGATGCCATGATTTCCATATGCACATCTGATTTTGATGTTTGAGAATCATTAAAAATATTTAACCATTTCCAAATTATCCAATAGTTTTTATAACCATTGTCTATAAAAAATCTAACATTTAAAGGTTGATATGATGGTCTTGATAGAGATGATGCTTTGTAAACCTGATTATCAAATGGAACATCTATAGAAGGAACACTTACACTAGGAATGGGTGATCCATATGTAGTAAACTGAATTTGATCGGGATGATAATTTTTATCGAGAACATTATCATATTTTGTTTTTAAAAATTTTGGAAGATCCAAAACCATTAAAAATTTATCATTGCGTGTTTTATTTAAAATTGCCTGATTCATATTAAAAAATTATAATTGGTCTATATTCTTCTGCTTGTTTTTCTTCTACTATTTCTCTTTTTGGTTCTGGTTTATTTCCCCAATTCAAAAGCCAATTTGTTAATTCTGCCTGTTCTTGAGCAAGTGTTATTGGTTCATTCACATTAAATTTTCCAACGTGTGATATACTTGTATTTATCGATGCATTCTTTTTAAATTGAGAAACAGCACCACTCAATAGAGGACTCTTTTTTAATAAATCTGAATTGTCGGAAAATGGTTTTATTTTTAAGGGTTTTCCTTGATCATCGGTATCAGCAATAACATAATATTTTGATGCTATGGATGGTTCCAATATGAAAATACCCCAAATTAAAGATAATACTCTATCGTCTAAATCATCATCTTTTCTTTTACTGTATGTATAATTCTCATGTCTAACGAAATTATTAAGTTCCAGTAAAGTATCGATGTCATATAATCTAACCGCATTTAAACTATTGACCCAATATCTAAAATTGGTAACACCTCTATATTTTGTATTGGTGTGGTTGTGTATACCAAAACGATTTTCATTGTTATAGTGTTTACTGAATCCCTCAAAATGATATGAAACCACCGATTCGTAGTTATGAGTGTGACAAAGAACATCCAACACCTGTTGTCCGTTATTATTGTTCTCAACGAGTATAGGAGGACGCCCCCAATCTTCCAGAATGCCCATTAAACGTGTTCCAAAATGAAAAGGACTCATTGAGTTGGTTGCATATATAGCAACTTGTTTAATACTGGTTAAATCTGATATGTCTAATATCTGAGCAACTGTATTGGAACGACCAATTCCCTCCCCAACGTCAACACCAATAGCATAAAAAGATTCTGGATTTGGTTCTTGGAATATTTTGTAGTTTCCATTATCCATTACCAATATAGGTTCCTTACATTGGGCTTTTAATTCGGCTAAAAGATTAGGATCAATAGCTGTTTTATTTGGATCATGGAATACATTGGCAAATTCTTGATCGAAATCGTCTTGAGAACCCATAGCGGAAATGGTTTCTTTCTTCCATTCCTCGTCACGACCGGGCACATCCCACCAGTTAACTACCTCCAAATGCCAATCACTATTTTCTTTTTGTGATTCTTGATACAATTCATAAAACTTATTATCCGTACCATTTGGTGTACTAATAATAACCAATTGTGACTTTTTAGATGATGAAATAATAGGAATAGCAGATTTCCACAACTCATTCATGAGTTCATTTGGACAATGTGCCATTTCATCAATAATAAGAAGGTTACTTGTAGATCCGCGAGGACCAGCAGAAGATGTTGTACTAATTTTTATAGAAGAATCATTTGCCAATTGAAAACCGTCTTTTCTCCATGATTTAACACTTGGTTTCATCCAAACCGGAAGTTGTTCAAATGCCATTTTTATTCTTTCGAATATTTCTTTAGCAGTAGATTCTTTATTTGCTACGATAGTAATACGTTTATCGTTTTGAAAACATACTATCCACAATGCATAAATTGTTATGGTTGTAGTTTTTCCAGACTGTCTACTGGAAAGTACAATATTAAATCTTTCGTTTTTAAAAGCTTTTAAAAGTCTTTTTTGATACTTATAAAGTTCTATCTTTTTCTTACCTTCATCCAAGGTTGTTATATAAAAATACTGTTCTGCAAAGTGTAGAATGCTTTTGTTACAAAGCTTCAATTCCTCGATCATGGAATCAGTCCATTTAAATTGAGAATTTCCTCTTAATAGATTTTCGTTTCCTTTATAAAACGCACCATCTACTAAAATATCTTCTGGATCGATTTCGTCTTCGATTTCTTCTATTTTTTTCTTTCTTCCCATGTATAATAAATACTTATGTAAATAATGAAAAAATTAAACACCAAAGATTTTTTTAATAAAATTAAAATAAATAAAAATTATGATTATATATTTGAATATCAATCAAATTGGAAATTTTTTGAGTTAAATTTAAATAGTAAAAATGGAATTTGGAATACCTTACAAGACAAAATAGAAGAAGTTTGTGAAGATTCAATTATATCAGCGGATGATATTGATAAATTTCTAGATGAAAATCCAGATATTGAATTTGAATTTGAATTTTTTTTACATATTATGCCAGAAATTTTCTTTTTTAAAAAAGAAGGAAAGTTATACTGTTACACATGCAATATAGTAGAAGCAGAAAATAAAAATTATTCCCATGTGAT